TATATATCCTGCCCACTCATCATCAGGGTGTTTTAAGCAATATAAGTAAACAATAATAGAGAGAAGAAATGAGTCATCTAGAGCATACAACCTACATTAGACACCTAGTACACGCTGCAAAGCTATCGTCAAGATTGCTCTTGATGGCAATTGTTGGGATAGTCCATGCATTCGTTCCATATATCTTTCCTGACTTCGTGTCTTCTAAGGTAAAGGAAATGGATGAAATGCTTGATAACCCTATAATCTGAGTAGTACGTCATATAGAGGAAAGGTATGGCTAGTATATTCGATTGGGCAAATAAAAAGCTAAAGAAGGCTAATGAAGGAATATCTTATCTTACCCAGAGCATCTTCCCTTTAGAGAGCAGCTTCAAAGATCCTTGGAAAAGGAAGTTATTTGACAGGATGGTTGAGGAAGAGGGTTATATGGCGTTTCCATATACTGATATATTCAGTTCCAAGAAGGGAGAGTTGCAGGGTGTTGGTCACTCAAACGAAGATGGTGGTAGACGTATGGGTATGTGGGCTACTCCGGGTGAAGCATCTGGGTTGCTTGATGAGGATATAACAGAAAAGATAACCAAAATTGAGGACATGTTCCCTAAGAGGTACGGTGAGATGGATGAAGGTATGCGTTCAGCCTTAGTTGATATGGCCTTTCGTGGCAACATAAAAGGTAATCATAAGTTTGTTAAGCTTTTAAGGGAGGGTAAAAGGGATGCCGCTGCCGACGAATACCTTAATCACGACGGTTACAGACGCTCAAAGAAGGCAGGAACAGGCATATATGGGCGCATGGATGAGAATGCCGCTTTACTTAGAAGGAAGAAATGAACACATTACAAGACAAATTCGTTGACCAGTATTGTCTAACAGGCAATGCTACCCAGAGCGCTATAGTCGCTGGTTACTCAGCAAAGACTGCTGGGCAGAAGGGTTACGAATTAAAGCAAAGGTTCTTCCAAGAGATAGAAGACCGCACAAAGAAGATGGTACAGGACATGGTTCCTGTATCTTTGGCTATGCTGCGAACCTTAGTGGAGAGCGCAGAGTCAGAAGCAGTACGACTTTCTGCTGTGAAGGATGTTCTGGATCGATCTGGGATGAAGCCCATAGATAGAGTACAGACTTCCAGTATCGAATCAACGTCAAAAGACGACTTGGAAAAGGAACTTGCCCAACTCCTCAAGCACTGAACGATCTATTGAAATACTGAGGGAGTTAAGGCGTAGAGAGCGATTCAACAAGATCGACCTTTATGACCCGTACCCTTACCAAGTCAAGTTCCATAAAACAGGAGGTGATGCCAATCAAAGGCTGCTCATGGCAGCTAACCGAATAGGTAAGTCTTTCTGTGGGGCAGCAGAGATGTCTTATCACTTAACAGGGATATACCCTGATTGGTGGGAAGGCAGGGTTCACACCCAGCCAATTACAGCATGGGCTGGTGGTGTATCAAACGAAACAACAAGAGATATCGTACAAGCAGAGCTATTGGGTTCCCCTGATGATCCTGAAGCATTTGGTTCCGGTGCCATTCCGAAACAATATATAATAAAAACAGAGCGGAAACCGGGTGTCCCAAATGCAAAAAGTGTGGCCTTAATACGTCACATCACCGGGGCGAACTCTTCTTTACACTTTAAAGCGTATGAGATGGGTGTGGAAAAGTGGCAGGGTAGGTCAGTGGATGTTGTCTGGTTGGACGAGGAACCAAGCAGAGAGCTATATTCACAGGCTGTCACCCGTACACTTGATAGGCGAGGCATGGTTTACATGACCTTTACTCCTGAAGCGGGCATGACGGAGACTGTAGCGGCCTTTATAAACAGGCTACAGAAAGGACAATCCTTAACAAATGCGACTTGGGATGACGCATCTGAGAAGGTAACGTCCATGAAGGGAGGATCTGGCCATCTGTCTGAGGATGTGATGGCCCAGATTCTTTCTGCCTACTCCCCTCATGAGAGAGAAATGAGGAGATATGGTCGGCCTTCTATTGGTTCTGGGTTGATATTCCCCATAGCCGAAGAAGATATAATGATGGATCCTATCCCTATAGAGTCTCATTGGCCCAGAATAGCGGCTATAGACTTTGGTTGGGATCACCCTACAGCAGTAGTCTGGTGCGCTATAGACCTAGAAGAAGAGATGTTCTACATTTATGACTGTCACAGAGCATCCAAAGCAAGTCCTGCTGTACACGCACAAGGTATAAAAACAAGGCCGCATTTCATACCTATAGCATACCCGCATGATGGGAATAGGCGGGATTCGATGGGGAATCCGGGGTTAGCAGATCAGTATAGAGTGTTGGGATGTAACTTTCTACTTGAACACTTTAGTAACCCAGCTGCATTAGGGGAGAAGAAAGGCTCTAACTCTATTGAAGAGGGTGTTATGGCGATGCTTCAAAAGATGGAGAAGAAACAGTTCAAAGTATTTAACACGCTGAATGATTGGTTTGAAGAGTTTAGGATGTATCATAGAAAAGACGGAAAGGTCGTACCTTTGAGGGATGATTTAATGAGCGCTACACGGTACGCTTTTCAATCTCAACGCTTTGCCGTATCAGGTGAAGACCCAACATGGACTAACGAAGTACAGTATAGGAATTACGGTATTGTCTGACGAATATAGCGAAGAAGAACTATTACAAAGGATTCAGGGAGAGATCACTGACTCTTTAGGTTATGGTGATGAAATCTCCAAGCAGAGAGAAATGGCTATGGACTACTACTATGCGCTACCTTTTGGTAACGAAGTAGAGGGTCGTAGCCAGTTTGTTGATTCTACTGTTCAGGATACTATCGAGTGGATCAAGCCATCATTGATGCGTATCTTTGCGTCTGGTGACGAGATGGTTAAGTTTAATCCTCATGGCCCTGAAGATGTAAAGGCAGCAGAACAAGCTAGCGATTACGTCAACTATGTATTTACCAAAGACAACGAGGGCTGGGAGATATTGTATTCGTGGTTCACTGACGCTTTGCTTTCCAAGAATGGAATAGTCAAAGTGTGGTGGGAAGAATACGAAGACGCTCAACGAGAAGAGTATAGTAGATTAACTGAGCAAGAGTTTGAAATATTACTTCTAGGTGATGACGTTGAAGTTGTAGAGCATACTGAATTTCTTGAGCAAGAGCCTCTACATAATGTTGTCATAAAGCGTAGAAGCACTAACGGTAAGATAAAGATAGAGAATGTTCCGCCTGATGAATTTCTAATCGCTAGGGAGTCCAAAACTATACAGGATGCTAGATTCGTCTGTCATCGTGTGAGAAAGAGTTTGTCTGATCTTAGAGAGATGTATCCTGATTATGATTTCGACCCAGCCCTACTAGGGGCGGGTGGAGATGACATGGATAACTTCTCTGCTGAACGTCTTGCTCGTTATGCTTTTGATGATTCCGCGCAGTATGAATCTGGTTGGGGAAGTTCAAGCGAAACAGAAGAGGCTTTGCGTGAGTACTGGTTGCATGAGAGCTTTTTAAAAACAGACTTCAATGGTGATGGGATTGCAGAGCTAAGAAAGGTCTGTACAGTTGGTAAAGAGATTATAGCTAACGAAGAGATCGATGAGATTCCATTCGTATCTATAACTCCAGTGAAGATACCTCACAAGTTTTTTGGGTTAAGTATTGCTGATCTGGTAATGGATTTGCAACTAATCAAGAGCACCTTGATTCGAAATCTTATGGACAATATGTATAACCAGAACTTTGGTAGGTACGCAGTACTTGAGGGTCAGGCTAACCTTGATGACCTATTAACCCAAAGACCCGGAGGCATTGTCAGAGTTAAGTCCCCTAATGCAATTACACCTTTAGCCACTCCCCCGTTAGAAGCTCATTCATTTCAAATGCTTGAGTACCTAGATTCAGTAAGAGAGGGCAGGGCTGGGGTATCTAAATACTCTCAAGGACTTAACGATAAAGCATTAACATCGCATACCACAGCTACAGCGGTGAATGCAGTAATGACTGGTGCACAGTCTCGTATAG